GCTGTGCCTTTGTCGTTCCTAAAGCTGACCCATTGAGCAACGATCTGCGCTTCGCCGGGGTATTTGGCTGAGGGCATGGACCAGTCGTTCCACAATGTCAGCGCAGGGTCAAGCTGGTCTGTTTGTTCGCCTGCCCACTTAAGTGCCATGCCCACAGTGACCCACTCCTCGCGTGAGCAGTCAGGGTTGATGGCTTCAAGGGCTGTGCGAATGTCCTCCCATGAAGCGTCAACCGACTCACCTGCACTGATCGTGCGCTCCTTATCCTGCGCCAGCAGACCCTGCCACAGATCGAGCAGTGCATCGGGCAGCATGGGTGGGCGCATCCAGTGACCTTTGCCTGCCCAGTGATAGGGTTGCAGTGTTTCTGGGTGTATGGATGGGGGCAGGACATCCTGCACCGTCAGACCATTGGCCGTGGCGCAACGCAGCTCGTATGCCGTGACACCATTGATCAGGATCTTTTTTGATGGGAGCGCCAAGCCCAAGGGCATCGCATACAGCAGCTTGCCGTGGCCAGCCTTGCCGCTTTCAATGTGCACCGAGTCGTTGGCATCGTAGAGTTGCTGAAGATCAATGCCGTGTTGCTTTAGCGCAACGGTGGTACTGTCCCACTCGTCAATGTCCAAGGCCATCGTGCCGCTGTAGGCGTGGGCCAAGCCGATGCCGTAGCCCGGTGGCAGGTCGCTTTGCGACTTGAGAGCGTTGGCCTTGATGTTCCAGCCGGGGGTGCGTGGCCCCTTGGTTCCTGCGGGAATGGGAACGAGTGACCAGCCGTGGCGGATGTACGCATCGATTGATGCAGGGTGTGCTTGTACTTGTGGTGCTGTGCTCATATAATCGTTTCTGACAATGCAGTTGTCACGTGCTTCATGAATTGAATCTCCTTTTAAGCCCCGGTCTAACCACCGGGGCTTTTCTTTGCCTAAAATTTATTTTTGCATTTGTTGCACATTGTATAGCAGGTGTGCTACAATTTGTTCAACGTATCAAAAATATTTAATCATGGCTACCAAACCTCTCACCAAGTTTCTGAGCGTCAGGCTTACGCCTAGCGATCACAAAGCATTTCACCGCAGGGCAGAAAAGTACGGGCAACCGTCAGATGTCCTTCGTGAAATAGTGCAAGCGTTCAATTCTGATCGCCTTGTAATTCAACCCCCTGTAATCCCAAAGGAATCGTTATATGTCACTCGAACTCAAGATTGAAGCGCTGACCCAAGCCGTCATTGCACTTACTGCCAAATTGGAGTCCAGCAATGTAGCACCGGCTGCACCCGTTGCGCCAGCTCCCGCACCTGTGGTACAAGCCGCCCCTGTTGCACCTGCTCCAGTGGTTGCCGCTCCCGTTGCTCCCGCCATGCCTGCTCCCCCTGCGTTCGTAGCCCCTGCGCCAGCTCCTGCACCTGTAGCCGGTGGTGCACCGTTCTCCGATGGCAAAGGTTTGATCGACTATGTGATGGGCGCATACAAAGCACTTGGCGCTGCCAAGGGCGCACAGATTCAAAGTGTGCTGACTGGTCTGGGCTACTCAAACATCAACCATGTCAAGCCTGAGCACTATGGTCAATTGTTTGCTGGTGTTGAGGCACTCAAGTGAGCAATGAATCAGCATTTCCATGGGCTGTTGACGATGGTCAAAAAATCGTTGGCAATAAAGGCATGACACTGCGCGACTACTTCGCGGCTAAGGCTATGCAGACGTTTTTGCAAACAAATAGCGGAGTGATTGGTTGCAACCGATACGAATATCGAATTGCAGAAGATGCCTATGACATCGCTGATGCAATGCTGAAAGCGAGGGAATCATGAGCGCACACGCCCAACTGTCCCCCTCGAAGCGTAGCCGTTGGGCCTTGTGCCCCGGCTCGATCAGGGAGGAAGCCAAGTACCCCGAGCAGGAAAGTGGCCCCGCTGCCGTTGACGGTACGCACAGCCACACACTTCTTGAGAAGTGCATCAAGGAAGGCAGACCTGCCAACTCGTTTGTAGGTGAAAACCTTTTTGATCACGATGGGCAGTTCAAGGTTGACGCTGACCGTGCTGCCCGTGTCCAGATTGCACTGGACTACATCGCGGAACGATCTATCGGTGGTGTTCTGCCGGTGGTCAGCGAGACTCGTGTTGATCCTGCTCACCTGCTTGGCCGTGACGACTTGTCCGGCACAGTGGACGTTCAGATCATCGGTGGCGACACCCTTGAGTTGATAGACTACAAAGATGGCATGGGCATCGTTAGCGCTGAAGGCAACATGCAGCTTGAACAGTACGCTTACGGGGTGCTGGCAGGCTACAAGCTGCCCGTTAACGGTGCTTATCCATTCGAGTATGTCCGCATGACGATCATCCAGCCTAAGCTGGCTATGAAAGGCATGAAGCCCATCACATCACACACCGTGACTGTAAGGTCACTGTTGGACAACATGGGTACAATCATCACGCAAGCCGCTGCAACTGACAAACCAGATGCACCGCTTGTACCGGGTGAAAGTCAATGTAAATTTTGCCGCGCTAAGGGTTCATGCTCTGCGCTTGCAAGTAACGTAATGAAGGAGGTAGGAATCATGTTCCAGCCAATCGTAAATCAAACACTCGATGTCGCACAGCAAAGTGCCGATAAAGACCCGTCCACCATGGACGATGCCCAGATCACTCAGATCATGGAAGCCGCTCCCTTGATGCGCCAACTCCTCGAAGGTGTGGAAAAGGAAGCCCTGCGCCGTCTTGAGGCAGGTCAAACCATTGCTGGCCTCAAGCTGGTCAACGGTCGTGGCTCTCGTGTGTGGGCACTGCCTGAAGATCAGATCGCTGAGAAGCTGGTCAAGATGGGTATCCCCAAGAGCGCGATCTATGAAACCAAACTCGTCACACCCGCCAAAGCTGAGAAGCTGACGTGGGAGAAAAAGGGCGAAAAGGTTACGCTGTCAGATCGCCAGCTAAGTCGTATGGAACAAGAATATGTGACCAAGTTGGCTGGCAAGCTGACCGTAGTCCCCGAGTCTGATAGCCGTCCTGCGGTTATCACGAACGCTGCACCGATGTTCAGTGCAGTGGAAACCCTCGCTGAGATCCCCTCTTGGCTTTTGTAAATCAATGGAGTAAATGTAATGTCCGAAGTTATCTTTTTATCAAATGTCCGTTTGTCTTTCCCCCACCTCGCAGAACCACAGCGTCAGGTCAATGAAGCCACAGGTAAAGAGCGCATCTCTTACAACTGTGAATTCTTGATGCCGCAGGACCACGCAGGGTTCCAGCAGTTCATGGCACGCTATGGCGCTATGGCACTGGAGAAGTGGAAAGAGCACGCCCAGACTGTCATGGGCATGATCCAGCAAGACCGCAAACTGCGTTGCTTTGGTATGGGTAGCGAGAAGGTCAACAAAAAGACTTTCCAGCCCTATGACGGCTACGCTGGCAACGTGTTTATCACTGCTGGCCGCGACTCTGCACCGCAGATGATTCAAGCCGATGGCTCACCTGTTGATCCTGCCAACACCATGGCGTTTCAACAACTGGCACGCAAGATGTACGGCGGTTGCCGTGTCAATGCCGCTGTCAAACCTTGGTTGCAAGAGAACAAGCATGGCCGTGGCATCCGCTGCGACTTGATCGCTGTTCAATTTGCTGGTGACGATACTGCATTCGGTGAAGGAGCCGTTGATGCGTCTAACTTGTTTGCTCCGGTTGCATCTGCTCCGGCTGGAATGTTCGGTGCTGCGCCTCAAGGTGCGCCTGCGATGCCGAGTGCGCCGTTTCCGGGCCTACCTTCGTTCTTAGGTGGTCAGTAATTGAATCGGGGCCACTGCCTCTGGGAGTTCCCGGGGGACCGGACAGTGGCCCCACCCAACTTGGTAATCGTAATGAGTAATGACTATGTGTATGACATCGAGACCTACCCCAACGTCTTCACGTTGGCGCTGGAGCATTCAGAAGCACCGCTATGCTGGTCTTTTGAAATCAGCGACCACCGCAACGACTCCAAAGAGATCATCGAGTTTCTCCAGTATCTCAAGGATACGAACGCCCGGATGGTCGGGTTCAATAACTTGGGGTTCGACTACCCCGTCCTGCATACGCTGATTCGCATGGGCAAGTCCGATGCCCGAAGCCTATACGACAAAGCCATGGCCATCATTCACTCGCAAGACGATGACGAGAATGGTAAATGGATGCACCAAGTCAACCCGACTGATCGGTTTGTTGACCAGATTGACCTGTTCAAAATTCACCACTTTGACAACAAGGCCCGAGCCACCAGCCTGAAAGTGCTGGAGTTCAACATGCGCTCTGAGAGCATCGAGGACTTGCCGTTCCCTGTGGGCACGAACCTGAACGCTGAACAGATCCAAGTGCTCAAAAAGTACAACCGGCACGATGTCGCGCAGACCAAAAAGTTTATGCACTTCACGACTGACATGCTCAGTTTTCGTGAAAAACTATGCACGTTGTACCCCGGTAAAGACTGGCTCAACTTCAACGACACCAAGATTGGCAAGGAATTCTTTGCCATGAAATTGGAAGAAGCAGGTGTTGCTCTGTACGACTACGGCTCCAAAGGCCGCACACCTCGTCAGACACCCCGCCCCACAATTGCACTTAAAGATGCCATCCTGCCTTGGATCGAGTTTCAATCACCAGAATTCAACCGTGTGCTCAACTGGCTTAAGGATCAGGTCATCACTGAAACAAAGGGAGTTTTTAATGACCTCACTGCTACTGTTGCTGGATTCACTTTCGTATTTGGTCTTGGGGGTATTCACGGGAGCGTTGAGTCTAAGGTGGTCGAATCGGACAGTGATTACGTTATTGTTGATCTGGATGTTGCTAGTTATTACCCGAACCTTGCTATCGCAAACGGATTTCATCCAGCCCATCTTGGACGCGATTTTGTAACGATCTACAAGAACCTGTACGAGCAGCGCAAGTCGTACCCCAAGAAGTCAGCCGAATCAGCGATGCTGAAGTTGGCGCTCAACGGTGTGTATGGCGACAGCAACAGCCGCTTCAGCGTGTTCTATGACCCGCTGTTCACCATGTCCATCACGCTCAACGGTCAACTGCTGCTGTGTGTGCTGGCCGAAGGTTTGATGCAGATCGAGGGGCTGAAGCTGATCCAAGTAAACACCGATGGCCTGACGGTGCGTGTGCCCCGCAGCCAAAAGATGATGGTTGACTTGGCCCGAGCAGCGTGGGAGCTTCGCACCGGGTTGCAGCTTGAGGAAGCGATCTACAAGCGCATGTCAATTCGTGACGTG